GAATGATAGTTCTCATGAAAACCGAGTACACGATTGATGACCTGAGTTATGAGAAACTCAAATACTCAAGGACGGCAACAATCGACTCATCTCACTAATTGACTAACCACTATATAAGTGGTATGATACTGAAGTAAAAATCATTCGATTATGGCAAAAGGATTCACTGTAAAAGCGAAAGCACCTCTTCCACAGAAGACTGAGGAAGAGTGGGATTATAATCTTGCAAAAGAAATGGTAAGGGGAAAGACAATTGTATTTTGTCTACCTGGTAGAGGAGTTTCATATACTTACTTAAAGAATTTTGTTCAACTTTGTTTTGATCTTGTACAGTCTGGAGCAAGTATTCAGATTAGTCAAGATTACAGTTCAATGGTAAACTTTGCACGTTGCAAGTGCCTCGGTGCAAATGTTCTACGTGGTCCAGATCAAAAACCATGGGACGGACGTTTAAATTACGACTATCAACTATGGATTGATAGTGATATTGTTTTCAATTCAGAAAAGTTTTGGCAACTTATTCTTTTGGATAAGGATATTGCAGGTGGTTGGTATGCCACAGAAGATGGATCAACAACATCCGTTGCACACTGGTTAGAAGAAGACGACTTCCGTAATAATGGTGGTGTAATGAATCACGAAACGGTTGACAGTATTTCAAAACGTCGTAAACCATTTACAGTTGATTACACTGGATTCGGATGGCTTCTGATTAAGAACGGAGTCTTTGAGCACTCTGAGATGAAGTATCCATGGTTTGCACCAAAAATGCAAGTCTTTGAGTCTGGTGAAGTTCAAGACATGTGTGGTGAGGACGTTTCATTCTGTCTCGATGCCAAGGAAGCAGGTTTTGAGATCTGGTGTGATCCTCGTATCAGAGTTGGTCACGAAAAAACTCGTATCATCTGAGTCTTATGAGCAAAGAGGAATTTTACACCGTTTATGTCGATGGTGTTGAAACCCACAAAAATCTTACAGAAGATGAATATTTTGATCTGATGCAAGATTTTGCGATAGAATACTATGAATCCCAGGGTTCTAAACCTGGGAAAGTCACTTTTAAAATCACTCAAGGAGATTAATTCTTATGGCAATGCGTAAAGGTGGTGGGTACGTCAAGGGCGCACCCAAAAAATCTCGTCAAGGCTGTGGCATGAACACCAAATATGCCGCATCTTCTCGCAATAAAGCACGAAAGAAGTACCGTGGTCAAGGTAAAGGTTAATTAATACTGCACGGGCGGGTTTATACCCGCCTTTTTACTAAAAATAAATACGATTTAGGGATAGAAACCCCTTAAAAAGTTCTGTTTTGTCAAAAAAAGACCAAACAGGAGCAAAATGTACTACAAACAAGTAGACAGGGATGTCAATTACATGTACGAAATGTGGGGAACAACCAAATTAATCACTGATTATTGGTCACTTCCGCAACAATCCAATGATCCAGAAGAATTTACAACCGAAGAATTAGAAAAACAACCGCATAATCTTAAAATACAGTCAGAATTGCATCAAAAAATAAGAAATGATGACGATTATGACGACTGGTCATATGGAACGGAACCAAATTATGGGGTTTCCTGGTAAGACTCATAAATAAATGCAGAAAAAAGTCCTTTCCAATGGCAATCAAAAGGGTATCGAGAACATTCAAAGACATTAGTTTATCATTTGAACCTCATCCTATTACTAAAGATTTGCCTATTTTGAAAAATGAACGGGCAATCATTCGATCTGTTCGAAATATTGTAGAAACTATTCCTACAGAAAGGTTTTTTAATCCAAATTTTGGTAGTGATGTAAGATCTTCACTATTTGCGACTATTGATTATGCAACAATTGCAATTATTGAAGATCAAATCATTACAGCGATTAAAAACTATGAATCAAGAGTTGAAAATATAAGAGTTAGTGTAGACCCACTTTATGATGATAATGCTCTTGAAGTTGAAGTAATTTTTGATATTATTGGACAGGACTTTCCAACACAAGAGTTTACATTTATTCTAGAGGCAACGAGATAAAATGCCTTTTACAAATTATACAAATCTAGATTTTGATCAAATAAAAACTTCGATCAAAGATTACCTTCGGGCAAATTCAAACTTTACAGATTTTGATTTTGAAGGATCTAATTTTTCAGTATTAATTGATGTACTTGCATACAATACGTACATCAATGCATTTAATACTAATTTATCTGTAAATGAAGTTTTTCTAGATTCTGCAACAGTACGAGAGAACGTAGTTTCTCTAGCTAGAAATATAGGATACGTTCCAAGATCAAGAAAAGCTTCAACAGCAGTAGTTTCTTTTGATATTGAAACTGAAGAAACAGGTCTATTATATCTCCAACCAGATTTAACATGTATTGGATCAACCAAAGATTCATCATACATATTTTCAATTGTCGATGAGGTATCTGCAACTATTAATGATAGTGTAGCATCATTTAATAATCTAACAATCTATCAAGGAAGACACATAAAGCATACCTTTACGGTTGATGCTTCGTTAGATCAGAGATTTATTTTACCAAATCCATATATTGATACATCCACAATTAGAACTTATATTAAAGGTCCAAATGACACTGGAACTGGCAAAAAATATTCATTAGTAGATAACATTGTATCTGTTAACCAAGATTCTGAAATCTTTTTAATTCAAGAAGTAAAAGATGAAAAATATGAACTATTATTTGGTGATGGTATAATTGGCAAAAAACTTGAAAATGGTAGTGAAATTACAGTTCATTATATAGTAACTGATGGTCGAGATGGTAATGGTGCATCACAATTTTCGTTTGCAGGATCCCTCAAAAACTCCAATGGTGTACTGACAGTACCAGAGAATAGTACCGTCACTGTAACCACCTTACAGGAGTCTAGAAACGGCGCAGAAGTGGAATCTATAGAGTCAATCAAACATTATGCACCAAGAATTTATTCTTCTCAATATAGAGCAGTAACTGCAAATGATTATGAATCTATAATTAAAACAGAGATCTATCCAAATGCAGATATTATCACTGTAGTTGGTGGAGAAGAACTAAATCCACCAGAATATGGTTCTGTAACAATATCAATCAAACCAAAGAATGGTTTATATGTATCAGATTTTGATAAAAATCAAATACTATCAAAATTAAAGAAATATTCTATTACTGGTATCAATCAAAAAATAGTTGATATCAAAGTACTTTATATTGAATTAGATTCGTCAGTCTATTATAATGAATCAAAATCATCTTCACCACTAGCACTAAAAACAAAAATACAAAAATCACTTACTACTCTTTCAGATTCTTTATACTCAACAAAAATAGGTGGAAGATTTAAGTATAGTAAAGTCATTAATTTAATAGACGATTCAGATTATTCAATTACATCGAATATTACCAAGGTTATTATAAGAAGAAATCTGAATGTATTATTAAATCAATTTGCAGAATATGAACTATGTTATGGAAATAAGTTCCATGTTAATAGTGAAGGTTATAATATTAAGTCAACTGGTTTTAAAATTCCATCACAAAGTGGTTATCTGAATCAAAATAGTTATCTGTATTTTACAGATATACCAAACACCGATAAAAAAACTGGGGTTATTGCCGTAATTAAACCTGCAGAAGTTCCTGGAGATAAACCCAGAACAATTATACAGTCTGCGGGAACTGTTGACTATGTTACTGGAGAAGTCAGACTAAATGCCATTAATATTACAGAAACTGAAAAACCTAATGGAATTGTAGAGATACAAGCTTTCCCAGAATCAAATGATGTTATAGGATTAAAAGATTTATATCTTTCATTGGATATTCAAAAAACTAAAATAAATATGGTTAAAGATGTGATTGCATCTGGAGAAAATACTTCCGGTGTTCTTTTCACGTCGGATTATTATAATTCAAGTTACTCTAACGGAAGTCTAATAAGGAATTAATATGATACAAGATAGTTTTGAAAATAAAGTTAAAGTTCAGGATATCATAAACAATCAAATACCTGAATTTATATCTTCTGAAAATCCAAAATTTTCAGAATTTTTAAAACAGTATTATATTTCTCAGGAAATACAAGGTGGAAACACTGACCTTGTTGAAAATCTTATTGAGTACATAAGATTAGATAATTTGAATTCAAATACACTAAACGATTCTAGTACTCTTAGTGCGTCTATTTCTAGTACTGATTCGACAATTTATGTATCTAGTACTAAAGGATTTCCCAAAAATTATGGATTAATCCAAATTGGATCTGAAATTATAACATACAAATCAAAAACTAGTAGTAGTTTTGTAGATTGTATTAGGGGTTTTAGTGGTGTTGATCAATATCAACAAGAAATAAATTTCTCTTCTACAAATGCATCTTCACATAATTCCGGAAGTAATGTAATTAATTTAAGTGTATTATTCCTAAAAGAATTTTATACTAAAATAAAATCTTCAATTTTACCCGAATTAGATAGCACTAGTCTATATTCAGAACTAAATGTTAATAATTTTTTAAAAAGCACAACCTCTCTTTATAGATCCAAAGGAAGTAAAGAATCGATTAAAATTCTTTTTAGAGGTTTATTCGGAATAACTCCCCAAATTATTGATTTAGAAGCATATGTTATAAAAGCATCTAATGCAGATTATTTAAGAAGAAGAGAAGTTTTACTTGAACTATTATCAGATGGAAATCCATCTAATTTAATCGGACAACAATTACAAAAAACAAATGATTCGTCAGTATTTGGTTCAATATCAGAACTAGAAATATTTACTAGAAATAGTAGAACTTTTTATAAAGCTTTACTATACATTGGATATGATAACTCACACATCGACTACATTGATGAATTTAAAGTAACTCCATCTACAAAGGTAGTATCTGCAATTCTAAAAACTGACAATTCAAATACCATAACTGTAGATTCTACCATAGGATTTCCACAATCTGGTAGTATTTTATATGGTTCCACTGAAATATTTTATACTGAAAAAAGTATAAATCAATTCTTCGGATGTAAAACAGATGGATATTCGTATATTAATTTAGACATATCAAAAACATCCATTATACATTCTAATGATACTTATTTTGGTTATGAGGGTGGTGACACAAGTAAAAAGGTAGAATTTAGATTACTGGGCAATATTTCTGACACGATAATAAAAGATACTGATGACAAAGATCATATACTAAGTGAAGACGAAGAAATTTTAGTTGGAAAATTAGGAAAAAATATCACTAATACTGATAATAATAATCTAACACAAATTTTTTCCAATAGTTTTCAATATAATACAAGTGTAAGAATTAGGTTATCCTCTTTTAACAAAAATGGATCTACAGCAAGAACTCAAGCACTCTTAGACAAAAGTTTTCTGAAAGTAGGTGATACTGTAGAATTCCTAGAAAGAAACACTGATATTTTAAATTCACAATTGACAGACGTAGAAATTTCTGCAATTGATGGACAAGAAATAACATTTTCAAGTAATCTTTCCTCATTAAGTAATCTAAAAGAGTATGATATTCGCAGAAAATTAGATATTAGTAGCAGCGGTGCTGTTCCACTAGCCTTTGATAATATTACTACCAATATTTCAAACATATATGTAGAAGATGATTATAATTTTTATGTTGCATCAAATTCTTTGCCTTCATATTCAATCACGAAAGATGTAGCAAAATCAACTGCTAGTGCATTTAAAAATTATGTAACTTTACAAGAAAAATATTCAACTATAGAACTATCAGACACATCATCATTTGTAGATGGAGATAAAGTATATTATTCATATACTGGTTCTTCTCCCATTGATGGTTTAAAGGAGGGTGAATATTTTGTAACAATTGAAAATAATAAAGATATAAAATTGTATCTTTCAAAATCTGGTATACCTGCTAATGCTAATCTTTATTACGCTAGTTCTAGCACAGATTTACCATCTGGAACTCACACCTTTACGTTGAGTTCTCAAAAAACTTCTGATGATAAATTGCATCCAGCAAAATTACTCAAAAAGATAAATTTAAATAAAAATTATTCTGAAGGTGGAAGTGATGATATTGGATCAAATACTGTAGGAATTCTTGTAAATGGTGTAGAAATACTTAGCTCCAAGTCTGTAGATAAAATCTATTATGGACCATTAGAAAGTGTAAAGGTAATAAATCCTGGTTCTGGTTATGATGTAATTAATCCTCCAGTTATCAATATTGAAGGAACTGCAAAAGTACAACCAGTAGTACAAGGATCTATCGACAAGGTTTTTGTCGATCCTGTTTATTTTGATATTGAAGAACCAGTCTCAATTAAAATATCTGGTGGCAATGGAAAAAATGCTAGTTTAAAACCAGTATTAAAATATAAAACTAGAGAATTACTATTTAATGCAAGACCATTGGATGATGGTGGTGGATTAAGTTATGATGATGAGACTATTACATTTTTGTCTGATCACAATCTTTATAGTGGACAAAAAATAATTTACAGTATTAATGAATTAATAAATGAAAAGATTGGTATTTCTTCATATGAAGGTCCTAATGTAAAAACTGGATATCTTGCAAACAATCAATCTTTCTATGTTGATGTAATAAATTCAAAGACTGTAAAACTTTATCCAACTATTCAAGATTATACTGTAGGAATAAACACAGTTGGTTTTTCAACAGAAGGTAATTTTGGCATACATAAATTTAGAACTGAGTCAAAAAGAACATTAGATTCAGTATCAGTTTTAAATCCTGGTGATGGTTTTACCAATAGAAAATTAATAGTTAAACAAAGTGGCATTTCTACAGTAAATGATAGTATCAATTTTAAAAACCATGGATTCTTATCTGGTGAAATAGTAACTTATAATTATCAGACTTCTGTAATTAGTGGTTTATCAACATCAAATCAATACTATGTCTTAAAAATAGATAATGATTCATTTAGACTATGCAATGCTGGTGTTGGTGGGACAGATACTAGTTATTATGATAGAGAAAAATACGTTTCTATCGAATCAACAGGGTCTGGATATCAGTACTTTAATTATCCGAATATAAGTGTAGAAGTTAGTTATATCTCTGGTGGTAATCCGCAATTAAGTAATATTTCCTGTACTCCGGTTATAAAGGGATCTATCATTGATAGTTATCTTTATGAAGGAGGAAGTAACTATGGATCAACAGTATTGAATGTAGAAGTTTCACCATCTGTAAGTATCTTACAGGGACAAGAAGCTTCTTTATCTCCAATTATAAGTGGTGGTAAAATTGAAAAAGTTATCGTTTCATATGGTGGATTTAATTTTTATTCTATACCTGATTTAGTTGTCAAGAGTTCCACCGGAATTGGTGCAGTATTGAGAGCTGAAATATCTGATGGAAAAATAACTAATGTTGTTGTAATTGATGGTGGATATAATTATAATAGTGTTGACACTATTATAACAACTTCCTTTGATGGTAAAAATGCTCTTTTAGATCCAAAAGTTAGGGCATTAACAGTAGATAATTGCTATAAGTATGGTACCCAATATTCGGATCGTAGAGATCCATCACTTGAGTTTATATACAAGAACTTAAATAATCAACTCCAATACGTAGTCTGTGGTTATTCTGATTTATTAAAATCGACATTCAATGAATCATCTGATAATCATTCTCCAATAATTGGATGGTCTTATGATGGAAATCCAATTTATGGTCCATATGGATATACAGATCCAGCAAAAGTTTCACAAATAAAACAATTAAAATCTGGATATACTAAAAATATTAGCAATATTACAAATAGACCATCTGGGTTTGAACTTGGGTATTTTATTGGGGATTATAAATTTGATAATTCTGGAGATTTAGATATTTACAATGGAAGATGGTGTAAAACACCAGAATTCCCTGAGGGAACATATGCATATTTTTCATCAGTAGATATTAACCCAAATAATGAAATTATTGGAAGATATCCATATTTTATTGCCAATAATTATAGATCAAAGAATGTAGAAATTAACAAGAATAATAGATTAAATCAATCTTTTGATTTTGAAAGTGTCTCTTTATTGAGAAATACTTTCCCATATGGAACATATGATGAGTATTCAACCTATGATTTTTATCCAAGTAAAGACAATTTACTAAATCAGCAATGTAAAATCACAAGTATCACAAAAGGTGGTATTGAATCGGTAGAAATACTTTCTTCTGGAGATGGATTTAAAGTAAATGATGAGATATATTTTGATACTGACTCTTCTAATGGCGGTTATGGTTTAGAGACAAAGGTTTCTAGGATTAAAGGGCAAAGTATTACTAGTATAGACAATAGTTCTAAAGTCTATCTAAACGCTAAAATATATCCAAATTTTGCAAATAATGCAAGTATTGTTATTAATCCTAGTCATGAAATAAAAAATAATACTAAAGTAACTGTATCTGGTCTAACAAGTTCTTTTGCACCACTTAATGGTGATTACTTTGCCAAAGTAAAAACACACTATACTAATCTAGATGGTTCTATACCGACATATTCTGCCGGAATTGTAACTGACATACAATTATTATCATATCCAAATTTAGTTTCTATTGGAAGTTCTCTTAAGATTAAAACTGTAAGTTCTACAACATATGATCAATATTTCACTATTTTAAATTATTATGAAG